AAAATTTCTTGAGTAATCGTTGATTTAGAAATAATATAATCATCATAAATTTTCTGTAATCTATCATACTCTTTATCTAATCGTTTCACTTCTTGTCTAGTACCATTCGCTCCACCACGTAACTCATGGTAGAGAAGGGTAGCATATTTTCCTAAATATCTAACTTTACCAGATAAGAAAATAGGGAGTGCCATACTCATTGCATATCCTTCTACATATGTATGTACAGGTGTAACGGAGTTTTCAATTGTACTAACAATTTGCCATCCATCGTAAGCTGATCCACCATAGGAGGTGATATGTAATTGAATTGGTTTTCTATCTTCAACTGATTTTCCTTCATCTTCCTTATTAATCATATGGATTAACGGAACAATATTAGCAATTGTAAATGAACTAATATCCTCATTTAGATAAATAACCCTATCCTTAAATAAATCCTTTTCAACTTTATCCAATAATGTGCTTTTCATTTCTTCATCCATTAAAAAATCCATAATTATAACCTCCTTAGTGTTATTCAGGAGATAGCGCACAGTCTGACTGTGATATCTGTTATTTAATTAATTTTTATTGAACATAATAAATAGCATCTAAACTACTTGGGGAATACTCAAATAACTGAAAACGTTTATTAGCACCAATGAATCCATTATCATCATGCCAATCATCCGTTTTGTTAGCTGTAGATAATGATCTTTTCATTATTCCAAAGTTATCATTAGATTTTTCAGTATGTATATGACCGGCATGTATTTCTTTAACTTCTGCATTTGCAATTAACTTACCATATTCAGAAATAAAGTTTTCTACAATTCTGTTAGCACCCTTATCCCCATGAGTTAAGCCAATGAAGACTTTTTCCCAAATGAAAGCAGTACGTTGTTTTAAATTACCGATAAATACAACTTGAGGGAAGGTAGCCTGTAAAGTTCTAAAGAATCCATAACTGATTGATTCATCATGATTTCCTTTTACATATCTACACTCTACACTTTCAGAATGCTGTATTGCTTCAGTAATTAAAGTCACGTAAAATTGCAATGCTTCATTAAACGCTTTTTCCATATCCGCTTTTTCAATAAATGTGCCATTGGCAGTTTGACCTCTAAAGTTATCATTATGTAAAAGGTCTTGACCGATAACGAATAGTATCTTTTTCCATGAACGTGACTGAATCTTATGAACAATTTCTTGTAAATGATTATTGTAATATTCAAGAGATGATACTCCAAAATGTAAATCATATAAAGATATTTCTAATAATTTAGAAAAAGGTTTGTTATTTTGTTTATTTTCAATTGTAATTGGTTTAATCTTTTTACTAATTAATTCAAGAAATTTATTATAATCAAAAACATTGGTTTTAGGTTTGACTGTTATCTTACTTGAATAAAGAGTCTGGACTCCATCTTGTTTACTGTGAACATTCCAAATATTATTCTTAGCATTCACTAATTCCCAAGATTCTTTATCAAAACCATGAGCAGCAAGCAAATAATTGACATCCTTAGATTGTTCAGCAGTCATTCTAACAAGTTTGTCAGATTTATGCGATCCATTTGCTAATATTTCTGTAGTTTCTTTATAAGTAATTTCTTCTTCAGAATTTAATTTCTCTATTTCTTCATTCTCAAGAAAATCTTTCCAACCGTATGTTTTCTTACGCAAGGTTTCAGCAGAATATTCTAAATTGAACATATCAACTAATTCTAACCAATCTAATGAATGTTCTTTGTTTAATTTTGCAATAGAAAGTCTCACCAAATGCCTGAATTTAGTTTCACCTTGTAAACTATCAAAATTATATTCCACCATTGATTATTCCTCGTCCTTGATTGGTAAATCATTTTCCTCTTTAATACTAATGGAAACTTGTTTACCGTCAAAATCACGTAGAATTTCTAAGAAATCATATGTAAATTCTGCTTCTTTTGTTTGTTCCGTAATTTCCATTGTGTCTAAATCTAAAATACCTTTTAAATTTACAGTGTGTACCTTTTTACTTGCCATTTGTAATTCCTCCTTTTATTCCTCAAAAACAAAAAAGACTACTCGAAAGTAGTCCGATTAAATCAATTCACTTAAACTAGCAATATCTGAGCGCTCCGTTTTGTCTAAAGTGACAACTCCAAATAATGGATGTCCTTTAAGTCTCTTTAGTGCATTGATAGCTGAGTTATGTTTGTTGTAGTCACTATCAGATTGCTTTATATCACCATTCAAGTAGATAAAAGAATCTTTTCCTATCCGACTCAGTAATACTCTAGCGTGATAATCTGACATTGATTGAATCTCAGTACAATAAACTCCACAACGAGTAAAACTTCTACCTCTAATTGATTCAAAATGCTGTATTTCAATTTTTCCTTTTTCAACTAACATCTCTAACGCTTCAATTCCACCAATTTGATCCGCAAGTGGAAGTGACCATGTGAGCATTTTTGAAAATAAGTCTCCTTTAAGAAATCCAACCTCACCAGCATCTTTTAACTTTTGTATGTTTCGAACAAAAACAATTTTATCAATTTCTTCTCTTTGTAGTGCTTGCATCATATGAGCAGCCATTATGTGGTCTTTACCAGAACCTGCTCCACCTAGAATTAAATTTACACCAATGTTTTTGTTTTGAAGCATATCAAACGCAACTTGCTGTTTTACATTAATCGGTTTCGTTTTACCCATAAACAAATCTTCAGTTGATTTATATTTCAATTTAACTAGTTTTTCTCCATCAAAACGGAAAGTATCAATCGCTTCATATCCGTTAATTTTTCCACTTGTTCTGTGGTATGTAGGTTTTGATTTATCCCAAATAATTAAATACTCATTTTCAACCATTTCAAATTTGTCAGTATTATAGTGTTGATATATGTAAGCTAATGCTAATTGACTTTCAACTGTCTCATCAATATACAAATCTCTAATACCTGTATACTTGGAATTATCATTAAATTTCTCATTATCTAAACTAATAACTTCTAATCCAAAACCTTCTGCTTTATACGTTAATAACAAATCGTTTGAAATTAGTCCATACTGATTTTGTACACACGCAGCAAGAATATTGTTATCTTGGTATACATCATCATAATCTTTACCTAATTCAAATCCATTATAGTCTTTTGCGTCAAATATAAATTTATCTTTATTATCTTTAATATATCTAACTGTCTTTCTTGCTCTAAATGCCAAATAATCATTATTGCTGGACTTATGTTTATCCAATTCCCTTAACGTGTGAGAGAGAAGGACAATATTGTAGTCTTGTAGTGCTTCGATTGAATCGAGTAATACGTTTGTATCTGCTACATAGTATTTGTCCATAAGATACCCCTTTATAGGTAGATTTTAATATTTATATATTTTTGATTAAAAAATAAAATAGGAGAGACTCCTGCTCTTAAACTTGTACATTAACATTTACCTCCTTTGTACGTTATTCATGGTAAAACGTCTTTACCCTTACTCTCCCAATGGTTTCAGGTGTTTTTATTAAAATGAAAAATTAGTAAAAATCGTTGAAATCCTTGTGGCAGTAAGGTTCGAGTCACTTTTCTATTTTCCTAAATGATAGTATAATTTGTTTTGTTCGTTTTTTATATATTTAGCGCAGTCATTGCAATATTTCGTTTTGTTAGATTTAATATCAATTCTTGAACCACATGATTCACATTGTTTAGTGTTTTCTAGGTTATACTGTAAATTCTCAAATAAAATATCACCAAATGATTTCCACAACGTTTCTTTTCTGCTACTCTTTTTAATATATAAATATTTAACTAACACATCTACAACATAATTAATATCATCATGGGTTTTTAATAATTCTTCTCTTATATATTTGTATATAAATAATGTTTCATTTGATTCACTTTTTTCTTTAGATTTAATCAACCATCTTTTACTTTTATCTAGTTTCTCAAAAGTCACAATAATGCTTTCATCAGTTGAAACTTTTTTGTTTTTCATGAGCATTTTATAATTTAATTTACCTAATATTTTTTTGAATTGAATAGGTTTGTTAGGAACAAGGTAATTAAGTTTATTTACCACACTGTCATTCAATTTTTCAACATTCTTTTCTTCCTTATCCTTTGCATAAATGAAAAAATGAGGTACTTTCGCTTTTATGTACTGTGAAATAATTTGATTGACATCTTCTGGTCTAGTTGGCATGAAAAGAGTTTTAGCATACTTTTATACCCTAGCTTTCGCTATATTTGAAGGGAATAGACCATATCATCAACTATTTACGCAATAGTTGGTCGGCACTTCGGAAAGAGGAGTTTCACCCCGATCCTACTCCATTTCAGGATGGTCGTTGCACCTTTCTCTAATTAGAGACTTGGCACAGGATTGTCATATAATACACTCTTATTTGTCTTACTTCACATTTTTATAAGTTCGGTTTTGTTTGATACCATAAACAACTGATACTCCAATATCACATAATTTTGATATTTCAGGAGCAGAATATCCTTTGTCTATTAAATTTCTAATTTCTCTTACTTGGTCATCTGTCAAAGATTCTTTTTTCCGTTTTTTATATTCAACAATAAAATCACCCCATCCATCTACCTTAATATGAGTCCATACTTTTTCTTGAAGAATTGATTTAACATTGTGATATTCAATGTCTAATTCGTTTGCAATATCTATAATCCTATCACCATTTATTAATCTATTCTTTATTTCAAAAGCCTGAGATTCATTGATTGCTGAACCGACTCCTAATTTCGCTTCCTTCATTTTCTGCTTAGAGGATTCACTATGTTTACTTCCTAATCTGGATTTTCTTAAATTTTCAGCATGTTCCGAAGTGATTTTACGTCTATGACTAGACAAACTCATTTTTCTTTTTGTTTCTTCGGTGTGTTTTTTACCTAACATATGGATTCTGTTTTTTCTACCTACAATTTCTTTTGTTTGTTCTGACATCGGAGTGCCTTTTTTACCTTCACCACCGAGCGTCATATTGAATCCATTATGATAAGTATCGTATTTCTCAATGTACATAATTTCTTGTTTGTTCATATTTTCATCACGATTCATAATTTCAACCACTTCAAACATAAAATCGCTTTCTCCGTATTTATTCCAAGCATTTTGCAGAAAGTTATTATCATGACTTCCATCATTCAATTTCCATACATGATGCCAATATCTCTTTATAAATCTCATTTTTGTTTGACCAATGTAAATACGACCATTACTAATCTGAGTTATTTTATAAATTCCACATAGATTTTTAGATTGATCCTCATTGATGAACTTCATAATTATCACCTCCTTGATTAATAATATATTATATAAAAAATGTGAAGTGTATTACTTAGATTTTCCCTGTTAGCTTGGTTATTAACAGTCATTTCCTACTGCCACTAAACGTTAACCAAACACCCTGTGTTTACAGGTTCACCGACTGCACATCCATATATCACTATATGGAGGGACTAAGAATTTAATCAATTGTGAAATTATTTTCCATACACAGCCATTTGATAACATCCAAATTAACATTGTCACTGTTCCATATCTTAGTTATGTTATTGCTAATCTCACCAATGTTAGCCTTGTATGCAGAAACTAAACTTTTATAAATATCTTCACTGTTAATTTGTTCAGCAGGGGCTTTAGCCATTTCATAATACAAAGGTACAATACCTTTCATATTTCGTTCTGCGACTTCAACAAATGTCTTGTCACTGACAACTAAGGATTTATCCCCATCATTATCAAATTGCAATATCTTACTAATTGGATCATGAATGCTAGTGTATACCCCACGAGTGATAAACCATTTTGCTTTTCCTTCATCTAATACATTATTTCGAACCCCATGCTCACGGAAGAGATGAGGCGCACGTAAGCAATTAACCTTACCTTCATCAAACAAATCACAATATACATCACCTTTAGCAAGTAATCCCTTTGGTTGTTCGATTCTAAGAAATAATCTTTCACAAAATGCAAACAAATCAGGAACTAGGAAGGTATATTTCCCTTTAACATTTAACTTCCCAGCACGAGCTTCTTTGATTAACCTTTTCTTTTTATCCTTAATAACTTGCTTAGAATGCTCATCATTCAGTAATTCAGGATACATACTTAATGCTTGTTGAAAGTAGTTTTTTCTTCTGTTCGTTTCAGTAGCACCTAATATACGAAGCATGGTTTCTTTATCACTGCCAATTTTTAAAATGTCTTCAATGGTACTTTGACTTATTTTTGTTAATTCTTCATCAGTCATATCTGTCAACGTTTGTATCATCTGATAATTAAGGTTAGCATCAGCAGAAACGTCTTCCTCGTTCAATTTAGCAGCTTGACAGCTATGTTTTACAAATTTATCTTTGTAGTCATTCCAATCTTGGTAATATTTCCACATTTTAAACTGAGATTTAGTGAAAATTACTTCAATATTGTCTTTCACAATATCCCATTCCTTACCATAGATATCCTTCACAACAAACGAATCATATTCTTCAGCAAACTTATCAAAAGGGAATGGGACTAATAAACCTTTGAGCCAAGGTAAACGACACATGAAGCTTTTCTTAGACTTTTTTGGAAGTATCATTCCACAACCATCCGTATGCTCAATTGGAATATCCATTTCCTGCCTAGTAATCTTATAAGTTTCACGGTCAATATAATCTACCAAACTATGTACAGTTGTTTCTAAATCATTAACCACAATACTTCTT